TTTAGTTCTGCTTTGATTTCCGCTACGTCTCGGACTAGCTGGATTAGCAGTTCGTTTTCGCTAGTTGCCACCGAGAGCCGCGATTTCTTCGGCGGTTAGACCGAGTGCTGCTAGTTTCTGTTCGGCTGCAAGTCGGGCTGCGGTTCGTGCTGCGGCCTCGGCTTCGGCTGACTCCTGGGCGGCTAGTGCCTGTGCCTGGTCAAGTTCAAGCTGCGCAATTTCCTCGGCCGTTAGTTCGACTTCGGTCTGTTCGCCGGTTGAGCAATCAACGACGATTTTTTTTGGGGTGTCTTTTTTGGTTGCCATTTTTTCCTCCATGTTTAGGATACGGTTGCGCCGCCGCTGCCATTGGTAATTCCATAAATTGAAACAGACGTGTTTTGCTCATACAAACCTGCGTCTGGGAATAATTGAACGCTTGTAATTGCGGCAGTTTGTGTCCAATGTGTAATGCTGATCATGTTGTTATTGAACGTTGCCGCATTCTCGGTAGATGATTCGATTTGCGCTTGTTTGATGCTAGAACCAGCGTAGTTTGGAATAAAAATCCGAATGTTGCCAAATGTGCTAGCGGTTGCTGACGATGCTGGGATGCTCGCGCATTGCGCTTGAGTGCCGCTCAAGTTATTGTTCGTGATTGTTGCGCCGTCGTTGAACAGTCGCCGAACAATGTAATTGTTGCCAGCGTCGGTGTTGAACCTCATACTCATTCCTAATGCGCCACCGCTTTGGTTGCTTCTGGCCGACAGCAAAATGACTAGATCGGTGAACGTGTTTGGGATAGAGGTTAGGCTAATTTGGCTAGTGCCACCTGAACCTACTGTCACCGTGTTGATTAGTTGCATTAGCTACTCACTCCGTAAAGTGCAAAAGATGAACCTGCTGCCCATGTTGAGCTGCCAGCACGTAGTTGAATTGAGCTTACAGCGGTAGTTTGCGCCCAACGGCCGGCGGTAGCGACCGCTTCAGAATTCGCGTTATCGAACCGCCAAAGTAAAGATTTATGTTTGTCAGTTTGTGCATAATCAAAAAGTTGAATTGTCGAGACAATTCTTTGAGTGTTCGTAATACCTGCCACGTCAACTTGGAATTTACCTGCGCTAGTGGTCGAGCTAGAGGTGGCTGCAGAACCGCTTGTGCGCATTGTGATGTAGTTATACGCGAATGGTGAATCTTCATTGTTGTTTAGCAACATGACCCAGTTGATTGTTCCGCTAGGAATTGCGTTGACGACCAAAACTAGATCACGGTATGACTGCGAGATACTCGTAAACGAGACGAGGTTTGCCGCAGTGCCTAGTGTCAAGTTGGCAAGTGGTGTCCAGGCTGATACTCCTGCTGGCATTTTTTTATCCCTTGATTCCGTAGAGTGTGAACCTTGAACCTGCTACCCAGCCAGCTCCATTTGGTTCGGTTAGTTCAATTTGAGTTATGGGGTTGGTGTTGTTCCAAAGTCCGGAGGTAAAGTAGATGCGGTTATAGAAGCTAGCATTGGCAGCACCAGCGAGTGATCTAAGTACCTTGGTTTTTGATGTGAGATTGTAGTCAAGGATTTGGGTGACACCAACTCCCCAGTTACCGGTTACAGATGTTTCGCTGAAACCTGGAGTTTGGATACCCGATTGGTTTAGCGTATTGTCGGTCACGACAGAGGAGCCATTGGCATATAGGTTGTGCCATGAGTATCCGGTCGCCAGACCGCCTTCGCCGTTGAAGCGGTAGCGTATTGTCGTTGTGTTTTGAATGTTTGAGTTGACGCGAGCGGCGATACGTAGTTCGAGGTGCTTGTAGGTAGTTGGCAATGAAGCAAAAGTAATAGTGCTGCTGGTGCTGGTTAAAACGGTAGTGGCAATTTGCTCGTACGCAGCTGCGGCACCAGCACTTGATCGCGTAAAACCAAACGCTTCGGCTCCTAGCCCGGCACTTGTGGTTACTAAAGGACTCATTTATGCGAACCTGGTTAGGCTACCCAATACGGTGTAAGTGTTGGCGGCGGTCTTAGTGATCTGGAACACGTAAACGTCGGTTGAGGATGCGTTACCTGCTGCTGGAGCGGTACCGCCCTGCCAGCGCACCGTCTGAGTAGTGCCGTCGATGCTTAGTGCCGTCATGTAGTACGGGGTTGCGCCGTTAGTGTTGCGGAATACGACCGTCTGGCTGGTGTTGGTGCCAAGGATGCTGTTTAGCGTGGTCGAGCTGTTGCCGCGGATGTTCAGCGTAAAGTTAGCCGATGCGTTGCTGGTGTAAAACAAGTCGGACTGGGTGATTACGTCGAACTGAATGGTGCCGGTCGCTGCGGTTGCTGTGACGGTGGCTGGCTCCTGTGGCGAGGTAAGAATAGGGCGGTTGATTGCGGTACCGGTGGCGATGCTAACTAGAGCAGTCCAGGCTGAACCGTTCCAGAAAGCAAAGGTGTCGTTATCGAGGGTGTAAGTAACCATGCCCTCGGTCGGGGTCGATAACGTCGAAGTGCGCTCCGATGCGTTAGCAAAGGTGATAACGCTCTGGTTCATCAGGTATGCGTTTACCTCGCTGGCATTCAGCGCGAAACCATTTACGAAAGTTTTGTAAGCCATTTAACTAGCCCTCCATAGTTCTAGCGTAGTGAACCAGCGGTCAACATCTATGGAGTGTTTGACTCGTGTTACCTGGTATGTCTGGACAATGTTGATTGTGTCGGTTTGGTAGTCCACGCGTACGATTAGCCCGGGCGTGGCCAGAGCTGCATCGGTGAGCGTGTTTGTGCGGTCGATTGTTGGTGTTGTTACATCCTGCACTAGATTGCGTGGCCGTTCGGTGAACGCTAGATCTAGCCAAGTTTGAAGGTTAGCCGAGTTAGCGGCGTTGACGGTTGCGTCATAAGCAAGACGGCCGTAGAGCTGTATCGAGTCGGAGTTCTCTCGGGTCAGGCTGGTGCCGCTATCGGTGGTCATGGTGACTTTGACGCTGTTTACTAGGTCGTCTGGGTTTTGGTTGACGGTTAGGTCACTCATGCACCAGTGGTCTGCGTCGCCATGGTTGTTGCCGATTGAGTAGGTGGCCGCGGCTAGGATTTGTGGCCTATCGCGGTATTCGATTTGCCCGGTTGCTGGGTCGAGCCAGAGGAGACCGAGCTGCGCGTCAAGAATGTCCTTGATTAGTTGACCCTGAGTAACTTCGGTCTCCGAGCGGCCAGCCATAAGAATTGCGCCTGGATCGTTGGCTGGGTCGATGGTGTAACCCGAGTTGCTTGCGATTAGTCCGAGCAGTTCGGTTACGGTGTCGGTGCCGCCTGTCGTGTCGTAAGTGATGCGCTGGTTAGCGAGTCGCTTGTATGCATCAAACGCGTTGCCTTGAATTAGGTTCGGTGCGTCTGGGCGGTACTTGACGGTCATCGACTCGATAAACCCGGTGAATAGGGTCTCATCGGTTACGCCGTCGTCTAGGCGTACACGAATACCGGTGCCGTTACGAACCGCCGAGTTGTTGTTTGGGTCGAGAGTCCAGGACTGTATCTCGAAGGATAGGGCTGATGGTTGTGCGGTGTATTCGATACCAGCGACTTGTGAACCGCCAAGAGTAATGTCGAGCTTTGAGACGGAGCATTCGACGCTTTGCCACGAGAATTGGTAATCGCCCGACCCGTCACCGAGAACATCGGTGCCGCCGAGTAGCGAATAGCCAAGAATAAAGTCTCCTGACTCGGCTAGAACATCGGTGCCGCCTAGTTCGGATATTCCGAGAATAAAAAGGTTGTCGCCCTCGTTAGGCAAGTAGAGTTCGACCTTTAGATCGGTGGCGATGTCGAAGTTACTAATAGCCATAACTTACGCCTGTCGAGTTGCCGAACGACTTTATTTTGCTTAGGATGTCCGAACCAGTTACGGTGCCTTGGTTGATGTTTACGGTGATGTTGTTGCCCGGTGCAACTACACCGCTACCAGCAGTTGGTGCTGGTGTGATTGCGCCGGTCTTTGTGTTTTTGTAGCTTACTAGGCGGCCAGAGGCATCATATTGAGGTATGAGCTGTTCGCCAACTTTGCTTAGGTCGGTTGAACCTGGTACCGATAGAACCATGCCGGCACTTAAAGCGATACCTCCAAGTCCAGCTAGCGGTAATCCACCTTTAGATGTGACAGGTATTTTTCCTTTACCAGCGACTCCTGTAACCCCTCCAGCGGCCGCAGTCGTGTTGAACAAGGCTTGCGCCGCTGTTGCTAATGCGATGGCGGTCTTGGTGGCATTTACGGCCGTAGTGACGGCTTTCCACGCGACAACTACGGCACCTAGTCCTTTTACGAGCGGCAAAAGCCAGTCTTTGTTGTCCATAATCCAGAAAGCAACGTCTTTGAACCCGGTTAGCATTTCTTTTACGATGTCAACGACATCTTGAATGAATTGTTTGCCATGATCCGTGTTTAGCCACTTTACGAATTCATCGAGGACTGGCAAGAGTACTGCGCCGATTTCCTCTTGGATTTCGCCAAACTGTACCTGCATTTTCTGGTATGGGTCAAGGTTCGCTGCTGCTTCACTTGCTCCAGCAAACGCTTTAGCCATGTCGTCAATTGGAGTTTTCGAACCCTTGAGGCTAGGAATAAGTTTGAGAAGTGCTGTATCGGAACCTGCCAACGATTTGGCCATAGCCTGGCTAACCTGGTCGAGGCTCCTGCCGGTTGCCGCGGATGCATCCATGGCAATTTGCATTAGTCGATTAGTCTCGCCAACGTTTTTAGTAGCCAGAGCCAATTTCGCATACGCCGGGCGCAGTTCATCGTCAGCAACTGCGGCATTGAGCGATAATTGCTTGATTGACTCTTCGACGCTAGCGATTTGGTCATCGGTCGCATTCATTGTGTTGCGTAGCGAGATTGCTAGCAGCTCTTGGCTTTTGCGATCCTCAATTGCAGCCTTGGTGGCATCGGTGAGTTCACGAGCTAATACTGCAAAAGATAGACCAATACCGATAGACGCAAACGCTTTACCAGCACTTGAGGCGAACCCCGAGATGCGCTTGTTTAGACCTTGCAGCTCAGATTGTGCGCCCTTAGAGGCAGAGGTGAGTTTCTTGAATTCGCCGAGAATTTCGACGTTTAGTATCAAGCTCATCGCTGCAACTCCTCTAGCAGTATGTAAACCTCTTCCGCGGTTAGTTCTCTGTATTCGGCTGGGCTAATTCCTAGGCCGATACAGACTCTAGCCATTACTCGGAGGTTGTTGGGTCTTTTGGGTCTGCTGACTGTCCCTTAAGAAAATCTCTCATTTGGGTCA